GATGCGATAGACCTATTCGTGTCTACCACAAAGAACAAGAGAATCTACTTCCTATCAAAGAATGAGTACAAGGCTCGTCACCAGAAGAATTCTCCAGACTTGATGGATACTATTTGCTTGAGGGCTTACTTTGAACTTGACGCCAGGCCAAAGAAGCAGCCCGCTCCGGAAATTGAGGAGGATGCATATGATAGTTTGTATACGGACTATTCCGGCGGACGCGTCGGAGGAGTAGTCTGGGTTGGTTAATATATAATCGCGATTTTTGACCTATGGAAATTAGCAACTACATTAACCCGGCGAAGAAGAAGCCGTGGACGAGGTTGGTAAAGGATGATTCCCCGGGGCATACCTACGGATCAACCTTGAAGGTTATGACGCAGCAGGACTTCCTCAACGAGGTGTGTTCTGCGGCACACAAAATCAACAGCCCGATGATGTCGCGCCGTCCCGTCTATGGGCCGACCGGAGAAAAGGACAAGAACGGCAAGGAGAAATGGGTGCTTGTCGGGTATGATGACGTTGAGACGATCCCTATTAGCAAGCAGTGGGAAATCATCTCGAAGAAGATTTCTCATTTCGCTGCAGACGGATTCTGGACGTCATCCGAGTCCGGGGACGAGGAGGCTTTCCAGAAGATGATGTCCTGGGCGGACACTGCCGGTATGAAGACGGCGTTCCTACAGGCTATGTGGCACGCAATGAGAACCGGAGACAGCGCCATCTACTGGTATCAGACCGACGATGAGGATGATCCAATCCAGTACGAGGTGTTCGGTTACGAGGAAGGAAGCATCCTCTTCCCGCAGGTCGATTTCAATGGCCGGCAGACAATCGCGAGGAAGTATAAGTTCAACACACACGACGCTGTCGATATCTTTACGCCGGACAAACGCGAGACGTGGATGATGCTCGACGAGAACATGGATGATTATAAAATGTTCGTTCCGGAGAATACAACCCCGGTAAAGAGCGACGATGGTTACACTCTCGTTCGAACCCAGGAAGGACAAGCCGGCAATCTGTGCCAGTGCATATACTTCCGGTTCAATGATATCCCTACGGGTCCAGTTCAGCCTTCAATAGACAAACTCGAAGATGCAAAGACGTACGTCGGAGAGCACTTGAAAGGGTCGGCTATGCCGATTCTATTCCTTAAGTCCGAGAAGACAACGAGCCTTCCTCCGTCAAGACTGGCAAACAAGGCAATCGGCGTCAAGGGCACATCAGACAGCCTTCAGCATTCTGATGCAAAGTTCCTTACTCCACCGGATGCAAGCAATATCGCAGATCTCCATATCGACGGCCTTGAGTCCGACATCCGAGATGGTGCCATGTCTGTCAAGATTGATCCGGAAATTATAAAGCAGGGCAGCGACAGCAGCGCCACGATGAAAATCCTGTACGCACCGGAAATGCAGTGGGCGCAGATTCATTGGCCGGAGGTATTCAAGGCTGTCAAGCAGATGATGCTCGTGTTCAAGGCGCTTGTCGGAAAGGTTGAGAATGAACCTACGCGATACTCGAAGATGCGAATCTCTGTCGGTCAGAACATATGGATTCCGCAGAACGCCGCAGAGGCGCTCAAGATGGAACTCGATCAGGTGTACGCCCGCGTTAAGTCCAGAAGGGCCGCGATGGAGGATATCGGAAACTCGCACCTCGGTGATGATGAGCAGATCGAGAAGGAGTGGAAGTGGGAGATTACGGAAAAAGCTGAGGCGGGGCCGAAGGCGAAGGCGAAGTTCGGAGACACATCAGAAACATTTGGCAACGAAGACGACCCCAAGAATAATCCAGGGAAGGTAAATAACCAGGCCACTGGCAAATCTATTCAGGACTAGCGGATAAGGATGGCATCGTGAAAAATGGCGCCATCCTCTTGCAAATTAGATGCCAAAGATTTATATTTGCGGCTGAGATGCAATTCTACCCAATTTATCATATATGAAAAAGCAAATCGAAGACGCGCTTAAAACAGAGCTCAAGGAGCTTGGGTTAGGCGACAAAACCATTGGCAGGCTCGCTGACTACATCGTTTCGAAGGGGACTGTCACCAAGGAGGAAGAGATTGCCGCCGCTGTAAAGGGCGACGATGTCAAACTCATCGCCAGGTCTATCCAGGGTGAAATCGACGGCATTCAGAAGGCCAAAAAGAAGGCCGAAGATGACCTCGCGGATTACAAGGCAAAGCACCCGGACAAAGACCCCGATCCAGACCCGGACCCTGATCCAGACCCTGACCACGATCCCCAGAAGCCGAACATCGCCAAGATGATTGCTGATGGCATCGCTGCTGGTCTGAAGCCGCTTCAGGACGAGGTTAATGCCCTCAAGAATGCCAACTCAACGAAAGCCGCGCTGGAAGGCGCACACGAGTCTTTCTTTGCTGGCGATTATGCCAAGAAGTACAAGGACGAGGCTCAGGACGCGTGGGAACGGGCGGTTGAGTTGAACGAAGCGACCGGGAACAAGATGACCGCAGAAGAACTGGCCGCCAAGGCCACAGGCTACTTCGACAAGGCTGTATCCAAGAAGGGAGTTGACACCACGAAGCCTTTTAAGGCTGATCCCGCACCCGAGGAAGAAGATGGAACTACCGACTGGAGCGCCGAGAAGAAGCGCCAGCAGGACGCTGGTCACCTTCCCAAAGAACAGTAAGTCTAACCAAAAATTGAAATGAAATGAGCAACTACGGAAACGCTTATTTTTCTCCTGAGTCGAAGAAGCGTCCCGGCGCAACTATGCCGGTATGGCTCGATGTTAAGGAGCGCAAGATTGCGGGCGGTACCTTCGACATTTCTGGATACCACAAGGGTACGCTGATTTCGACCGGTATTCCCGTGCGTCTTGACAAGATGGGCGGCACTGCAATTCTGCTTCCGACATTCGTCGTTGTTGGCGCCGTGAGCTCCGCAGCCACCACCCTCGTTCTGAGACCCCAGGCCGGCATCAACCCGGTCAAGGATATGATCGTCGGTAAGATGACGTCTGCGGGCGTGTGCGCCAAGGCTGTTGCGCTGGGTGTTCCCACCGCACTGACCGGCGATGACGCTGGCAAGTTCCAGTTCACTATTGTCGCCAACTCCCTCGGCGAACTCGCCGACGGTGATATCCTCGTGATTGCATCCGAGGCAGGCTCCAGTGTGTCCGCCGTTCTTCCGAACGGTCTCTCCTGGCGCGAGATCTATGTCGACTCCGACAACGCCACCCTCGGCACCGTCGCTGTCGTGACTAAGGGCCAGATTCTTGGTGACCGCATCCCCGCGATGCCGGAGTTCTACAAGAACGCCATCCCGTCCATCACCTTTGAGTACGAACAGTAATTTAGGAGGAAAGAATTATGAACAAATACAGCGAAGGTTTTCACACCCTTATGGAGGAAGCCGGCATCCTTTCTTCCAAGAGTTTCGGTCTCTACATCAAGGATGTTATCGGTTTCGGCAATCTCCAGGATCTGAACATTGACGGTTTCACCTGGGATCCCATCTCCAGCATCACCTACGACTACGAGCAGATGATTGTCAGCAATCGTCTGAAGGTGATGGCCACCTATATGGACAAGGACTCCGAGGCCATTCCGTTCGGTACGGAGGGCTTTGATACCGCCCGTGGTGTCGTGCCTGTGCAGAAGGCTCGCTTCCTGTGGGACAGCGACGACTACCGCAAATACCTCGACGCCGTCAGCAAGCTGGACTTCCAGAATACGACCGCGAAGGAGTATGCGCTCGATCTCCTGTTCAACGGCATGTCCGACATCAAGAGCGCTCACGAGCTGTCTATGACCTACCAGCGCGACCAGATGGTGTCCAACCGCCAACTCTACCTCGACGCGGACAACAACCCGCGCGGTATCAAGGGTCTGCACTTCTACTCGCAGGTGCCTGATGAGAACGTCACCACCCTGACCGGGAACGCCCGCTGGTACACCAGCGACACCGATAAGGATACCGCTCACGAAGGTTCTTCCTCCGACCCGGTGAAGGACATCCGCACGATTGTCCGCAACATGAAGCGCAAGGGATACACGAACATCACCCTCGAGGTCGACGAGCAGTCCTGGTACGACGATATGGATCACAGCAAGTGGCGCACCGCCATCGGCTATGTCATTCGTCCCGACCTTGTGCTCGCCGCCAGCAACGACGCGAACGCTCTCGCCGTTGGTAAGGCTGCCGACGATGACGCCGTGAAGGCCGCGTTTGCCAAGATCATCGGCATTCCTCTCGCGAACATCAAGTTCCGTCAGGGTCTCGCCGCCGTCGAGAAGCTGCAGGGCAAGGGTCCGGAGGCGAAGCTGGTTCGCATCCCGATGCGTACCTTCAACGCGAACACCTATGTGTTCTACCCGTCCGGCCCTCTTGGCACAATCAAGAGCGTCCTTCCGCTCGTCCCGGACAAGTCCGCTATGTACGCAACGTTCCTTAGCGGCAAGGGCATTATCCAGTACGAGTATGATGCCAAGGCTCAGACCCAGGATTGGTGGTCTTGGCTTTCCGCTCTCTGCGTGCCTAACCGCCCGCAGGAGATGTACTACCTCATCACCTACTCTGCCTCCGGCAGCAATGGTGGACAGAGCGCCTAAAAGCTGAATAAGTATGACTGTCGAAGGATATTTGCGTAGTCTGGTCCCCGGTCTCGATCTGCAGGATAATGTGGTGGAGAGAGCGGCAAGAAGCCCGAAGGAGGTTGGCTTAGAGCCGCTTCCTCTGGACGAGGATATTGATTTCATCGTAGATCCTCAAACTGGTAACAAGACCCCACGGCAGGATTCTACAGGCGAGTATCAGCGGAGGCTGGACTACGCGTCCTCGACTATCTACTATTCGGTGTTAGGGGTCTTTGCCGGCGGTGGTTACTCCGAGCAGGTCGGAGACGTCCGCGCTTCCAGAGGAGGATTCAACGTGACCAAGGACGACCGGGCACGGTATAAGACCTTGGGCGATGACCTCAGAAGGAAGTGGGGCTACGACATCCCGGATGACGATACCGGCAACGAGATGTATGATGCGAGTTCTTTGATTTATATCAGATAGTCATGCAGTTCGTCGAATTTCGTGACACTTGCGTTATCTCCCGGGCAACTGGGGAGAAGGACGCGTGGGACAATCCGATAGAGAATCAGATTTACTCTGGTCCATGCCTCTACGAGGAGGGTGGAACTGGTTATTCGAGATCTATCGTCACTAGGGCGCCCACGGTCTTCATCCCTGGCGTTGATGTCCAGGTGCTAATCAACGACCACGTTTCGGTAACGACCGAATTCAGCCGCAATATTGAGGCCGTGGCAGAGATTGTGCGGGACATCAATATGCCTTGGAGAACAAACGTAAAGGTTACGAGAATCGAATTGAAGCAGGCACAGGGTGATTAGTTTGTATGGGTTTCAGTCCAGCTTGGAACAAGTTTCGTGTTGCGTTTAGTTCTTCTTTGCTAAAAGCAAGCCAGAAGGTTACGCAGGAGGCGGAGAAAGAACTACTCGTTGAATCCGAAAATTGGCTCAAGAGAATGGATGAAGAGTGGCCGAAGAGTGCTTCGTTGATATACGCTTCCGGTGGTGATGATATGCACCCGTGGTATTCCGGAACCGTGCACGATAGTATCGGTGTTAGAATCGCTGAGGGTATGCGTACCATTGGTATGCGATTCATGCCAAGGGCGGCAATTGCCAATCAGACTGCGACAGCAGATCAGGCAGGAAGAAGACTTGACAACATTGTCGGTTACCAAGAAGCGAGACTTGTCGCAGGCCGAGCATCCGGAGTCAGACAGAGTGGCGTGGTCGCTCAGATGTTTATCGGGGCGCCATACGCACAATGGCTGAACACGACTGGTGGCCCGTACAAAAATCACCAGGGATTTGCGTTATACCTTGCACGCGAGTTCCAGCACGATATAACTCAAGCAATGGCAAGGTTGGGACAAAAAGCATACACCGTAGATTAAATGATGCATCCTTCGCATATTGAGCCAGACGCAGAACTGAAGACATTCCTAACAGGTAGGGTTGTCATCGGCGAAGGTCAGAGTTCAACGCCGGTCACGATTTATCGTGATTGGGAGAGACCTACAAATGGTCTTCCCTCCGACTTTATCGTTGTGTATATGAACGGAGAGCCTGGCGGTGTTGGTCTTGATACTCCTTTTGCGAGCGGATACATAATGGTCGCACTCTACTGCAAGATGAACAATGATGGCTCTGTGAAGTCAGGCAGAATCAGAAAAATTCTCGAGCAGTTCGACGATCTTCTGCATGGTGCTGTTACAACCAACTACCATTTCGAGTATGATCCAATGCGGTACATAACGCCAACGACACCGAATCAAAGTTCAGGGTATTCCGTTACTATTCTCAATTTGAGATGGACTACAACAGCAAATTTTAACTCTTCAAATCAGTAATAAACAATGGCAACCATTATCGACAAAATTGATGCCGCAACTGCCCCCTTCGTAGGACAGGGCGACCTCATCATCTTCGACGCCGTTTCCAACTACGCGACCGCCAAGCTCTCCGACTTCGCTAACCCGAAGTCTCTGGGTCAGATCGTGCAGGACAGCACCTCTTGGGAGGGCGAAGATGTCTCCACCGACCAGATTCTGGACGAGCAGGGCAACCTGATCACCGCCAAGGTGACCGCTGGCACGCTTTCCTTCTCCTTCGACATCGCCTCCACGAGCGCGAATATGATGAAGAAGTTCATGGCCGCTGCAGACATCACGTCCGAGAACCTCGGTTCTCCCACCTGGCTCAACGCCAGCAACCCCGTCCCGTCTGCCGTCGGTTTCGGCGTGGATCTCCCGGTGTTCACCGTTCCGATTCTCGTCGCCGATCAGGAGAAGAAGCGCGCCTGGGTTTATCCGAAGGCCAAGATCACCTCGAGCCTCGCCTACAGCGACGGTCTGTATCGTATCCACGCGGTCGTCCTCGCCGAGCAGGTCGACACGGCTTACCTGAAGACCGGCATCCTCCTGGAGGGCTCCCTCAAGTACGCGAGCGCTTAATTCTAGGTGCTAGTCACAACATCTGGGGCGGGCATAGCGCCCGCCCTTTTTTCTTATGAAGAAGAACGTCGCCATAGTTCATTTCAATACTCCGGAGCTCACACGCGCCGCGATTCAGAGTCTGTGGAAGCACACACCAGACTGCAGCGTTGTCGTTTTCGACAACTCGGACAGACGCCCATTTGGAGAGATGGAGAATGTGCGCGTGATCGACAATACGAAGGGACAAGTAATCGACTTTGATGAGTTCCTGTCTCGATTCCCGGACAAATCAGACACGGAGAATAACTGGGGCAGTGCGAAGCACTGCTATACCATACAGAAACTCTGGGAGTATCTTCCCGGCGGATTCGTTCTCGCGGATTCCGACGTGCTGTTTAAGAAGGATATTTCTCCTTTGTTCGACAAGTCTGTTGCATATGGTGGGACAGTCTATGTTGACGAACGGAGGGCCAACAAGAAGGTTCCTAGGCTTTACCCGTTTCTGTGCTGGATCAACGTGCCGATGTGCAAGCGCGCCGGCGTGTCGTATTTCGACCCAGTGCGCAACTGGCACCTAACCGCAAGCCAGAACCCGTACGATTGGTATGACACCGGAGCATCATTCCTTGAGGACTGCAGAAAATTGAAACTGCCCGGCGACGAATACAATATATCAAATTACATAATCCACCTTGGGCGTGCTAGTCATTGCGGAACGCCCTGGGAGAAATGGCTCGAAGAACACAAAGATTTATATAGTATGGAAGAAGTAAAGAAAAAGACAACCGGCCGGCCGAAGAAGGTCGCTGTCGCCAATGAGCCGTCGCATACTTCTGAGACGGCCGAAGTTCAGAAGAATAAAACCAAGAAGCCAGACGTTACCGGTAAGGTTCTCGTCGTTATCCCGTATCTGGCAAAGGAAGCGCAGGGTCGCGAACTTGAGTACGCCATTGCCGGCTGGAGGAAGCATTTCAAGGAGGATTACCTTATCGTCGTT